TGTAAACGCTTGATATCGTCAAGTCCTAAACTACCAAACGCATCCATTCAACCACCTCAAGATGTGGTTACGAATATGTAGATATTACCAAGTATAACTTGAGGGTCGGCAGAAACACATGTGTTACTACCTATAGCAGTGCTTATTGCATTTTGTATAGTGGTTTTTCCACTACTAGTGTTAAAGTCTGCCTGTGCAAACGGGCCAAGTATCGTTACTGTTGTTGTCAATCAAATCACCTTCTTCCTATAATTATAAATTTAAAATGTCCAAATATCGTTCTTTGAGAATCACCTGTTTCGAACCTCTGTGGAAGTTGTACACCGGCATTAGTACCAGCCGAGTTTTCCTTGTCTAAGTCTTCAGTTGTTACTGGACCACGCAAATAGACTTTATTTCTTTCTTCGATTAATACAGAGCCCGGCCTTGTAACCTGTCTAGCAGGTTGTGAAGATGCGTGAAACATCTCCATTTGTTGTGGATGGTTTTCAGGAGAAAGGGCGTGATTAGTCGTAATCAGTCCTGCTGGGACTATTCGACATTTTGGCTTGTCAGTTCCCGATGTGGTCGGTATGTTTAGGGTCACTAATTCTCCTACCTGATAACCCCTTCCGGCAGCAGACTGCTCCGTTTTATTACTAGAATAAATAAGATTACTGTCTTGTTTTTGCACCGTGTTAGCGACAAACCTAGTGTCAACCATAACTCGTGCAACTTGCATACCTGTACCACTGCCTCCAATCACTGGCACATTGATGTATGTTTCATCTGTTCTACCACCTGATGAAAGTGCACCTGCGTCGTCATCAAGATTGGTCCCTAATGTCATATATTGAAGGTCTATAGGCTGCGTTGAGACATATCTAAAAGATAAAACTTCTCTCATAAAATTACTTACATCTATAAGTCCTTTATTATGAGTAGCACCATCTGCTGTATTGAGTATTTGACTGTTATCCACTCTACCAGTAATTATTATTAAATTACCCGCCACTTGGGGGGCATCGAATCTTATTCCTGCATTGACATTGCTCATATTATCGCTTCCCTATCAAAGTAAATTCACATGTTCTCGCAACACTTTCATCAGTGTCATTCAAAAGCCCGCCATCGCCTTTGTCAGAATAAAAGTTAACTATTTTGATGGTAGTGTCGCCTGTTAAAATAGGAAAAAATTGCGCTGCAAAAGGTGTCATACTAGCAGCGGAACCTAGTTGATGAGCCACTATTTCTGCCCCACTTCCGCCACCCGGTGCTGCTACAGTTATTTTTTCCATACTATGATAATTATTACCCGGAGTGGTTACTACTAGCGCAGTTACGGCTCCGCCACTAACTGTTACCGTTGCACGCCCATTATTAGCACCACTGTCCTGCCCAGTTAGAACTTGACCAGTGTGAGTCCCGTCAGAATAACCACTTCCTCCATTAAGTACGGTAGTTGTCATGGGAGTTCCGTCTTCAAAATTGGAACTTGCAAAACCCAAAACACCTCGTAAACTACCGTTACTTTCGCTGATAAATGATTGGAAATGGCCAAAATTAAGTATTCGCTCAAGACCCTGATTCTTCAATTCGGAGTGAACTTGTATTTGTTCCATCACAGAAGAACTACCCGTAATAAAATCAAAATCTAGTATTCGACTGACATGGTCAGAAAAATCAATACCATCATCTGGGCTCTGGACAGCATACTCATTTATATTTAGTTCCCCGCTCAAGAAAACTAAATTACCTATGACGGATTTTCTTGCGTTGAGTATAGTAGGCTTCGGCATTATCTTCTACTCCCTATGACTGTTAGTATTACATCTGTATTGGCGTTTACTGCCACCGCTTCGTAAGGCGTTGCGAAACTAGTTACGATAATTAGTTTAGTTTCATCTGCGTCTATGTACACATATGGCTGGACATTAAATTTTTCGTTGCTCGATAACCCTTGCAAATCAAGTCGGCCTTGGGTTGGCCCGCTTCTTTTATGTAAAGGAACATCCGTTTGAGAAGCAAGACCTCGATTACCTTTACTTATTATGTTAGCGCTAAAGACTTCTCGCAAGCCCAACCTGTCGATAGATATAGTCAGTTCTTTTTGAAAATGGGCATTTGTTCTACTAAACACACCTTGGTCAGCAGTGCTCGCATCAGTATGTGCAGGTATATCTATAGTCAACATTGTCAATTTGCCAATGTTACTGGTATCAGTTACAGTGAAATTAGTTAGTTCTGGCATTTAGTCACCGCCTAATCAACGGAGACCTATTGCTGTGAACCTACCATCTCTTGCCAGATTAGTCCAAGTAAGACCAGTGCCGTCTGCATCTATCGCCACTGTAACAGCGGTTGCTGTTCCCTCTGTAGCCTGCACTTGTGCCATGACTATCTGGGAAAAGAAAGAACTCAAGTCCACTGTCGTGTCTCCAGAAGCACATGTTCCTGTTACCATAAGCAAATCTCCAATTACATGGGGCCTTTCATCAATCGTTACTGCCATTATTCTTCAACTCCGTCTGCTTCTACGATAGGGTCCTCGACTATAGTCTCTTCTACCACTTCTTCTGCTACAGGCTCAGGAGTAACCTTCTCAACCACTGGCTCTGGTGCCGGTGGATTGAGTGTGGTCTTTACCTTGTCCAAGAGTTTTGCTTTAGTAGCATACCCTTTGATAGATACTCCTTTGTCCTTTAACCATGCTGTGATATCCTTCTTAGTCCAGCCTTCATCAGGTAGTCCGTCGCCACCTTCGTCTACTGTGATACCTACTCCCGGTGTAGTCTTAGCATCGCCCTCGACTACGAACACTGTTGGGTTAGTGCAGATGGCAGTACGGTAAGCGTCTAGCCATTCTTGAGAAACCTCTTTGACTTCTCTTCTTATCCAGACTTCTTTAGTACCCGGTACTTTCCTATAGGCGTAGTTACCTATGTATGTAACTGTAGGCAAGGTTATTCACCTCAGTTTAGTAGGATTACTGTTACTGTTCCTGCGCCCGCTGCTTCACCGTGAAGAACGAGTGCTGGAAGTGCACCTGTATCTTTCTGTGGTGGCGAAGCACCATTGTCTTTACCTGTGTTAGTGAAAGTTGCTGACAATGTTTTGTCTGCTACTGCAAAGGTTTGGCCTAGTATACCTATAGCCTTTGATGCACCAGCAGTAAAAATCATTGTTTGCTCAGCGGCATCTGCTAAAGTAAAAGCAATTGTTACCAATCGCATACTTCCAGCAGCGTTACCGTCAGAGTTACTTGCTAAAAATCCTGTCAAAGAGCCGGGGTAATCTCCACCTGCGTTACCATTTAACCAATCGGTTTCGTCTACTGGTGTTCCTGTCCTCAAATCAAGGTCTAGTAGAACATCTACAGTTCCGTTAGTAAAGTCTCCATCATCATATGTAATTGTTAATCCTTTATGCACTTCTGTTCTTACTGTCATATCTAATCATCTCCTAAATATCTTGTTCTCCATTAATCCTCACTGTAAGTCACGGATAGAACCTTGACCTCCAAAGAAAGTTGTCCATACTTCACCCATTGTTCGGTAAAGTCCCTCTTGACCGAGGCGGTTAATGGCGAATGGGTCTCCGGTTTCGATACCAGATTCAAAGTATTGTGTTGGCTTTGCAGTGCTAAAGTATAGGTAGTCAGTATCAAGCATGTAAATTCTGCTGATGCCGTCGCTTGCCATCTCCTTGGTTGGGATAATTGGAACACCGTTGTAAGTTGCTACGATGAAACCTGCTTCCATACCCGGAACACCTTTTACACCGTTGAATGTTGGAACTACTCTCTTTTCTTCCATGAACCTTTGTTGGCTTTGTAGAAGTTGTTGTATTCTCATCAAGGTATCATATCCAGTTAGCATGACTTTTGGATTTCCACCACGAGTCCAGATAAGTCTAAACATCTCATCTAAGTGGTCAAGTGATAGAGTTCTGTTAGTAGAACTGCTGTTAGCGGAATCCTCAGCAAATGCCCAAGAGTTCCCGGCCGCACTTCTGTCAATTGAGTAAAGGTCTTCGTCACCAGCATCGTAGTGTGTTCCAGATGTCATTGAGTTGTTACCAGTGGTAATTCTGTCAAGTGATTCAAAGTCGTTACCTGCTACAGTTGTTACATCCTCAGTTAGCATGTCGTTGATGTGCTCTGCGTGGTGCTTACCCATCTCTTCTTTCAAGACTGAACGAATGTCACCTAGACCGTCGTCTTTGTCGTTTAGGAAAATTGCTACCTCAGACATATCGAATGAATGAGCGATAGTTTTAGGCTTTGCTGCAACATTCTGGAAAGTAGGTTTGGTTGTGTCTGGTAGTGTACCGTTCTCTGCAATTCCGCCACCAACAGTCTTGGAAGGCTTAGCAGTAACTACTCTCCATCCACTTCTGTCCCATGGTTTCTTTGGTAGAATTGAAAATGCGTTGAATTCTTGGTTTAGTTGTGACCAAACTTTTCTACCGTAGATTGCTTGGTATGTTCCTGCTGTTGTGCTTAGCAATGGTGCGTCAGCCTTTAACAATTCTGAGCCAGTGTATGAGTATCCCATACTTTGTCCAGCACCGTAGTAGTAACGCTCCATGTCATTGATTGTTCTCATGTAATTTCTTGCCATATCTTGTCATCTCCTTAATCTTATTTTATCCACCTATTCAGTTATGAAATACGCTCCCAGCAAGGTTGTGAACTTCTGACCAGTCCATGCTTGCTAAGTCCTGTGTCGAAGGGACTTCGACAGTGGAAAGTTGTTTTCTGATTGTTGCCGCTTCTACTGAATCAGACGACTTACTGATGTTGTCGATTCGGTCACTCAAGTCTGATAGAGCCTTTTCGATGTTAGCAAGTGGTGTTCTTGCGTCAAAGGAAGCGGCTTCTCTTGCTTGTGCTTCTGAGGTAAGTTCTTTGTTTAGTCTGTCAGCGAAAACATTTCCTAGATTGGATTTGAATTGTTCCTCTAGGGATGCTGCTTTGTAAACTTCATATGCTGCTTCCAAATCAGACGCAGTGACTAAGTCTGGGTGCAAGTAGCCTTTTGCTACTTCGCCGCTTCCGCCACTGTTGAGTTTGCCGATTGCGTTAGTTGATGGGGAGCCGCCTTCTTGTGCCCGACCCTTGACTTGCCCGCCGAAGTAATCTGCACCGTCACCAATAGATTCTGGTGTGCTTCCTAGATTAGCCTTAGAAACTTGGTCGAAGTGGTTTCTTGCACCTGCAATATCAACACCTGCTGATTTCAGAGTGTTTTCCATCCAATTTAGATAATCGCTGGTGATAACATCAGAATATCCTTTTTCCATGTCACCATGCATACCCTTTTGTTCGTGCATGCCTTTGTGCTCAGAGCCGTACATTTTTTCTTCTTCGTCTTTATCAGCCATTTCTTTCGCCTCGTCATCTTTCTTTTTGCCTTTCATATGTTCTTTCAGACCCTCTGGAATGTCTTTATCTTCTTTTTCCATAGCGTCTAATCTTCCATTTAGTCTATCCAATGTGCTTGACAGTTCATTTAATACATTATCATCGTTCATGCTTGTGTCCTCCTTCAATATACGGAATGTCGCCTCCGGGTTAATACCTTTCTCACAAATAGTGACCTCGTGTAGTTCCAGTTTGGAGATTTCTGTGTAGTCACCATGTTGTTGGTCACTCTTTCGCATTCTCTTGAACGCTTGTCCTCCAATACTAAAACCTCTAAGGGCTCCTTTGCGAATCTCTTTGGCAACTTCTCTTGCCTTTTCTATGTCATCTCGTAGTTTAATGACTACGAACATACCAGCATCGTCGACGCCGGATTTCCAAACTCTTCCGTCAGAGTCAGTATAAGATGGAATAACGCTTCCAACTTGTATATTTGAATGAGCGAGTTGAACATTTCTGAATCCATCTGCTTTCATAAAATCACCAAATGCGTTTTTCAAGGCGCTTCTGGTAATCAAATCTCCTTGCTTGTCTACCATCTCAACAGATGCATATCCAGCGATTACAAGGTCGTTGTCAGCCTTAACTATACTAATAGTTCCACCGTGATTGACGGGGGAAGTTCTTAGTGAAGCCATCGCTGCCATTGATTCTATAGACAATGCTCATACTATTTAATCAAGTATGGAAGACGGCTTTATCTGAATCTACTTCTAAAACACCGTCTAATACAGGTATGACCAAGTGCTTTTTATCCCCTTGGTCCTCTGTTTCCGGTTCTATAGTCGAATCTTCACCGGGTCTTTTTTTGTTATCGTAATCAGGCATTGTCTTTTCATCATTAAGATTCGTCGGACCCATGGGCGATTCTATAGGTGTAGCATAATCTATACCTAGACCCATAGTACCTGTACTTGATTGACCTACAGCGCCCACTCCACTTTTCAAAAGTTTCTCTATCAACTGTAAGCCTTTGACCATTACCATCCGTTTGTCTGGTATTTTCCAGTCAGAGTCTTTGACTTTTTTAGGTGGGATTAGCGGCTTACCATCACCCTTTGATTCGTGCACTTCTGCTTTATCTTCATTGTCAGACTCAGCAATATCAAGATTGGCCTTGAGTAGTGCCCCCGCTATAGGACTCCAATATACTCTTTGACTTTCAGATAGTCTAATCAGGTAATTATTAGATGACAACGGACTATGGACTGACCAATGCCCTTGAGATTCTGTGGCCTTGTAAACCACATCTCCTTGCGGCATCACTACTCGAATACCACTCTTAGCCCTATGAACTTCGCACATCCATTGTGAATCTAGTGACTTGGCAAGTAAACTTAGAGTTTCCCTACTAACAAGACCTTCGCCTTCTGCTTCACCGATTATTTCTGAGCCAGTCAAAGTGTAAACCGTTTCCTCATCTACCGATTCTACTTTAGTTACATTGGCCGCATTGACTCTAACATGGTCACCCTTGTTGTACTTTTCTTCGCTATTGAAAGCAACTCCTACATCCATGTAAGTTTCACCTTCTGACTCTACTGCTCGGTTGCCTATTTTTTCTGCTTGAGTAATCGGACCAGTGCCTAAACGATATGTGTAAGGCCCGTTGCCTCTTCTGTCTAATACTCTTAGTACTACATCCTTACCGGGTTTGAGCATGACCCACTTAGGATGTCTTAATTCTCCAGCCATATATGTCGACTTAGCGTCTCTTAGTAATACTGAGCCATGGTCTTTCCGTAAATCATCTACCGCTAACTTAAGCCCAGCATCATCAGTAAGCCGAGTATCACTAGCGCTTGGTAAATGTATATTGTCTATCCCTTCCATAGCACCCCTAAGTATCTTTATTCTGTCGTCAATAGGTATTTCATGGGTTTCTTTGTCATCGTACTCCAAGACATCAAAAATATAGTAACCATCTTTTGTTTTTATGACATCAGCGTGGTAATCTTCGTCTGCTACTTTCTTGAAATTTTCTTTATCTTCGTCTGACAAATCGAAAGTAGGAGATGTAATTTCGTCATCGTCTTTCTTAACAAACCCTCTTTCGCCTTCTGGCATGACAGAAACTATCCAGTCGCCTGTAAAGCCACGCAGATGTTCAAGGTCGTCGAGTTCAAAGATACGGTGCATCGGCTGTAGCGTAGGAACTTCTGGGCCCAAATCTTTTCTTATAATATCAGGATTAGTTAAGTCTGCCAGACCGATGTCAGACTTAGTAACCGACCTAGGTTTTTGATTGAGTGTCCGAGTAAACTCACCAGACTTGAACTGAGGGGCTCTCCTTTCGTTTATAGCCAATGATTGTCTTGCTTCTTGATGCTCAGGGCCGTAAAGTAAACTCTGCCAAGCAGGTGCCGCTACTGAAATCATTTTGTCCCAAAAATGACTGGTCAGTGGGACTAAAGCACGAATATTATCTTCGTTAGGTCCAACCATAGTAATTTTAGGAGTGCCGTCAGAACCTATGTAGTAATTGAAATTAGGTGAAAAGTCATCTCCAAACTCATGTTTGAAACCACCTGAGTTATACAGACTCTTGACGGTATGTGTGTCGTGGCCGTTTGGCCCGACCTTGACTCGACCAAGACCGGATTTAGTTTGACTGATTTGTTGTGGAACTTCTACATCTGCAAAATTGGTAATCAAAGAGTTAAGAGTTTGAATTACCCTGTGTTTAACATCTTCAAACCTAGCATCTTTTTTAGTCGAACTTCCAAAACTAGAACGCTTTGTATGTAAGTCTTCTTCAAACCTATCGTCTAAGTTATGTGCAAGTTGGAAACCAATACCAGTTTGTCGGTTTCTTTCTTCTGAACCTTTACTACCCAGAACTGCATATATCTGTTCCACTTTTTTAGCAAACTCTTTAACATCTGGTTTACCTCTTCTATTTCTATTATTCAAATCTGTAAGCATAGCGTCGATGTCTATATCAGGATACATTTGACTAAACAATTGTCGACCTGTCATAACAGAAGGTATAGGTTTGTTTTCGTTGAGTCTGGGTAGTAGAGTATTGTCGACATAATCTCTTACCGTTTGTCGCAATCTATTATCAGACTTATCCAAACCAAGTGAATCCATGAAGGAATCTTCATACTGGCGATTAGCCGCTTCATTTTGTTCGAGTAAGGCTTGTGCTTGTTCAGGGTCAACCTGCATGATAGCGCTGTTCTGTATTTGTGAAATAGCATCCAGACCACTAACATAATTAAAGACATCATTATTGTCAAAAGCGCTACCAAAATTAGAAACCGCAGTTTTCATACCTGTAGCAAAGTCTGTAGTCGGCTTTGATTGACCTTTAACTTCAAACTTCGTGTTACCCAGCGTCATGATGTCGTGGCTATCTTCGGGTGCTCTTTGTAAGAAATCATTTGACATTGCTGCCCACATACGCATATTAGCAGCCGCTGTTTCGTGGTCAGCATTAGGGTTGAATATCTGAGCAAGTTGAGCCCTACCTTCTGGAGTTTGCCCAAGCATCCTGTATAGATGCTCACCTGCATCTGCAATCGCTCTGATATCAGCATCCAACTTTCTTTGTAGAGTATTATGATGACCTTTACCGCCATAATAACGAGTTCCTTTGATATTCTGTCTCTCCCACGCTTCCATCTGGTTATCTAATTGATTTAACTCACCCTGTAAAGTCAGTCTTTCACCTTGTGTCAGACTACCAGATTCTAACAACTCTTCTATTTCGCCAGCCCTGTCCATCAGACCTTCAAAATACTGTGACTCTTGCTCAGCCGCCATCGGTCTTTGAGACGCAGACAGCCTCCTAGAAACCTGACCTTCTGGATTTAGTTCTCTAGGTATACCAAGATTAGTCATCATACCTATATCTACTGGTTGACCATCTGGACCGAGAACTTGGTTACCGATAGTGTGCTGTCTAAGTTTGTCATCCAAGTCAGCAATCATTCTTTCTTTGGCTTTTGGTAACTCTTGTAGTTCTCCCATTAGCAGATTTTTTTCAGTCGACAGCACTCTATTAAACTCAATGAGTTGTTCTTCGGTTAGGTTAGTGGGTGCTTTTCTTTGGTTTAGGCTTTCAAGTTCTCGCTCTATCCGACTTCTGGAGTTTTCTATATTAGCCTCTATCTGCTGTTTTTCTTCTTTGATATCGAACTCACCAAGTGTTTCAAATTTAGCACTAAGGTTGTTTACTAAGTCACTGTGGTCAGCAAGTGTAGAACGCAAACCCGTTTTTTCTTGTAAAAAACCGGGGTCTTTGTGACTGATTACTCTTCTAAGCGGCTCCATTGGGTTATTACCCATACCAACCATAGTGCCTATAGTGTGGTAACTATGAGCAGCACTTTGTTCAACTTCGTCGTTGTTGAATGTCCCTTGGTGTATATTGACCATTCTTAGATGGTCGGGAGTTTCACCACGCAGTTTGTCACGAGCATCTTGGGCAGCATCATCGTCACCTGATTCTCTTGCATTATGATAATCCCTATGTATTTCATTACTATGTTTACCATCGGTTCCGCTAGAGTGTCTTTCGATGTGAGCGTTCTGACCTCCTGAGCCTTTTATTTTTGAAGAAAGAACAACACTCTGTGGGTTCATCAAAGAACTAGGTCTGGCAAAATCGCCTCTGAACGCCGTGGTTTTACCCTCCGCATCAGGAAACAAATTCAATCCGCCCTGTCCGAATGGTCCAAAGAAAGCATCCATGCTCTTACCACCTTCGATGTGCTGTATACCTATTCTATTGCCAGTCTTTTCAAAGAATAAACTCACTTCTTTGTCACCCATCATGGTTCTTTCCGTCGTAGGCTCAAATTCTCCGACTTGTTCTCCATCTGCACCAATGTCTTGTAGGTAATCGCCAAAACGCTCTCTCAAAGCCTGAGAGTCTGCTGATTGTTTTGTCTCTACAGGTCTATAAGCCAAAGTATGATGGTGTAGCAAATTGAATAATTCATTGGCTTTCTTACCCATCCCGCCTACTTGGAAAGGTATTTTCCAATGAGTAGCGAGTGTATCATGGTCATCAAGATAATCATAGTGGTCAGGGTGCATATGAGTGCCATAATTTATCGCACCGTGATTTCGAGCGACCCTACCTGCCGCCCTCATCTTGATAGACTCGTCTCGCCTCTTTTTCATAATTTCATCGAGTTCTTCTTGGCTAAATGGCGAATCGGCCTTTTTCCAAGCAGGTCCCCAAACAGGATGTTCCCCGTCTTCATGTAACTTACCTTCACTATCAATATTGAGCATATGTCTTAGCATAGGTTCACTAAGGTAATTCTGTTTCTTACCGTTACCAATAGATTGTTTTCTCCAATGTATTTCGTTTCTCTTATCGTCGAAATAAGGGACATGGCTATAACTAAAAGCATCAGCATCTGGATTATACATTCTATACATTTTGTTATAATGGTCTACTGCTCTTTCCCAGTCTCTTTTCTTTCCAAGACTACTATCTTGCATTGCCATCCAATTGTGAACTCTTTGAATATTCTCAGTATCTTCTGGCAAACGCTTTGGTTTGATTGCTAAAGGATGCTGAGAGTGTTCAGGGACTCTAGTCCACCAGTCGTATAAACCAGAAAATCTTTGTTGGAAATTGCGTTTTAGTCTGGGTAAAAAATCTTGTATTTGTGGGCTGCTATCAAAAGTCAAAAGTCTAGTGCTATCTGCCCCTCCATAGTCATACAAGTGCCGATAGGCTTTTTCTCTTTCTTCTGGACTAAACCATTCCATGCCAAGAAAGTAATCCATAAAGCCTAGACTCTGTTGCCAATCTCTTTTGGCATCTTCCATATGAATTTGCTTCAACTCATGGTCAATTTCTGCCTCCGATAAACCTTGTTCTTTTCTATCTGCTCGAACTTTATCGACTATATCTCGATTACTTTCTTCCCACCTTTTGTAGTGATTAAGATAGAGTTGATGATTAGTGGCATCTTCGTTTAACTCACCGAGATGCAAAGGTGTTTGTAAAAAACTGTGGTCATTCTTTGCGGCGTGT